CGCACCCAGCCGGTTCCGGTTGAACCTTGGGACGAAAGACAGCGGGGATGTAACGGCCTACGTGTTAGGCGACATCATCGCGGACGAAGTGTCGAGCACGCTCGGCGCCTTCTCGATCGAGCTTGAAACAGCCGATCCGGAAGATGTGATTCTGGAAAACGGTGATTACTTGAACACGGAGTTAGCAGCCTAATGGGAACGAAAATCAGCGCGTTGACCGCTTTGGTCGGCGCAGACGCGACAACGACCGACCTGGTCCCTGTCGTGGACGTGTCAGCCGGTACGTCCGGCTCAAAGAAGATGACGCTCGCCGAATTTGAAATCGGCTTGCGGAATACAGCGGTTGCGGCGCGCATTGTGTCCCTGACAGGCTCAACCTCGATCACGGCGGCAACGCATGGCGACCGGGTTTGCGTGCTGAACGGCACGGGCTCGGCGTTTACCCAAACGCTCCCTGCCGCAACGGGCTCGGGCGCGCGGTTCCTCTTCTTGGTCGGCGCGGTCAATACCTCAAACCACCTGATCAAGGTGACGGGCAATGATGTGATGTATGGCAACATTATCACAAACAGCACGGGCGACACGCCGGATCTGGCGCAGCCTTGGCCGACCGCGATCGACAGCGACACGATTACGCTTAACGGCACGACGACGGGCGGGCAGGCGGTTGGCGACTTTGTGGAGCTGGTGGACTTTGCCGCAGACAAGTGGTGGGTGCACGGTATCACGACGACGAGCGGAACCGAGGCGACCCCCTTTAGCGCAACCGTGACCTGATCGCAGGCTTAGGAGTTTAACAACATGGCTCGTCAAAATGTTATGCCGCGGGACGCGCAATCCGGCATCGGTTGCCCGTCCTATTGCACCACCTACACCACCGGCACGCCGGAAGGTTATAAGACGGTGATTTCCATCGACACGACGCTTCCGGCCATTGCTGGCGGCGCGAACCTTGCGGTTGGTAAGCTGATTGCAACCCTGCCGGCGGGTGCAATCAATGTGTTTGGAACGCACATGGACGTTTCGATCAAGCAAACTCAGGGCAACATAACCGCCGACACGCCGGACGTGGGCGTTGGCCTGGTCATAGCCTCGGGCGCGGTTGCGGTGCTTGGCGGCACGGCAACCTTTGAGAACCTGCTTACCGGTCAGACGGCGGCGGATTGCAACGGCACGGCGACGGATAAAATTGTTGTCACGACGCAACATATTGACGTTGCGGACAGCCATTCAATTTACCTGAACGTTGCGGATGGCTGGGCCGCTTCGGGTGACACCGGAGCGCTCTTGAAGGGCAAGGTAACTTGCTGGTGGAGGCTCGCCTAAACATGACCGCCCCGCAACAACCCCTTACAAACGTAAGGGAATTGCCCATCATAGAAACAACGGTGACGCCCGGAGAACCGGTCCGGGCGAAGCCATTTCGGAAACCTCCGATAAGCAAGGGCAGACCTAAGGGTGCGCCGAACAAGGTTACCGGAGCGCTCAAAGAGGCGATCCTTGAGGCTGGTAATCAGGCGGGCGGGCCTGATGGCCTAATCGGATATCTCAGGCGCCAGGCGGAGGAGCAGCCGGTTGCGTTTCTGGGCCTTCTTGGAAAAGTCCTACCGCTGACGATCAAAGGCGATCCCACGGCTCCGATCATGATCCAGGCGATCGAGCGGCGGATAGTTGACCCCATCCATGTCAACCCTCGCAATTGAAACCGCACGGGTCTTTTCGCCGTTACTGAAGCCAAGGCGCTACAAGGGCGCACGGGGAGGGCGAGGATCGGGCAAGTCCCACTTCTTCGCGGAAATGATTGTCGAGCAGGCGATACGCAATCCGGGAACGCGGGTGGTCTGCATTCGCGAAGTGCAGAAGTCCCTTGCTCAGTCAGCGAAGAAGTTGATTGAGGACAAAATTCAAAGCCTGAACGTCGGCTCGCTCTTTTCCCCTTTGAAAACAGAGATAGGAACGCCGGGCGGCGGGGTCATTTTGTTTCAGGGGATGCAGGACCATACGGCAGAGACGATTAAGTCTCTCGAAGGCATGGACGTTGCCTGGATCGAGGAAGCGCAGACGCTTTCCGATCGTTCGTGGAGAATGCTTCGCCCTACAATCCGCAAGGATAAATCTGAAATCTGGGCAAGCTGGAACCCGCGTCTCAAATCGGATCCGGTTGACAGGTTTTTCCGCGAACCGGCGAACCTTCAGGATCCGCAGATCGTGAGCGTGGAAGCTAACTGGCGCGATAACCCATGGTTTCCAAGCGTGTTGGAAGACGAGCGCTTGCGTGATCTTGCGAATGATCCCGACGCTTATCCCCACGTTTGGGAGGGGGAACACATAACGATATTGACCGGGGCTTATTACGCCCCGGCATTGAGGCAAGCTGAAGCTGAGGGGCGGATTGACTTCATCCCGGTTGATCCAAACTTGCGCATTCATGCGTTCTGGGACATTGGCGGGCCGGGGAAGAAGGCCGATGCAATGTCCATTGTTATTGCCCAGTTTGTAGCCCAGCGGATTAACGTCCTAGATCATATTGAGGGCGTCGGGCAGGTGCTGGGGTATTACACGCAGGAGCTGCGCGATCGGGGCTGGGAGAGGGCGTTTTGCGTTGTTCCGCACGATGCAGCGCAGACGCACGCAGACAATCCAACGGGCATGGATTTTGAAGCTCAATTGCGCCAATCGGGCTTCCAGACTCGCAAAGTGCATTCTCCGCCGGGTATCGTCATGCAGCGGATTGCAACCGTTCGGCGCTTGTTTCCACGGATATTCTTCAACAAAGACAAAACGGAAGGCTTGCGTTCTGCTTTGGGTTGGTATCATGAGAAGAAGGACGAGAAGCGGGAGATTGGCTTAGGCCCGGATCACGACTGGTCAAGCCACGCGGCGGACGCTTTTGGGTTAATGGCGATATCTTACGAAGAGCCGCGGAAGGTGATACAGAGTTTACCAATTCAATCGTTCGGGGCGGTGTAGGATGATCAGCGACGAGGAACTTCTCAGCATCCTGCACATTGAACAGGCTCAAAGCGTCGGCTTTGAGAACAACTCTGAGCTTCTGAAAAAGCGCAAGACGGCTTTGAAGTATTACAAGGGCGAGATGGACGACATCCCGGCCCTGAACAACCGTTCGCGGGCCGTGGCCTCGGACATTGCAGACGCGGTTGAAACAGTCCTGCCGGATCTGATGGAAATCTTCACGGGCGGGGAGGATGTCGCAACCTTCCTGCCGCAAAGTCAGGAAGACGAGGACGCGGCCAAGCAAGAGACGGAATACGTCAATTATATTGCTTTCCAGAAGCTTCCAGGATGGCGCCTCCTGCACACGGCTTTAAAAGATGCCCTTCTAATTGATACGGGAATTATTGAGACGTGGTGGGAAGACAAGGAAGAGACGAACGACACGACTTATGAAGGCGTGACGGCGGGCCAGATTCAGCTGCTTGCAGCCTCGGGGATTAACCCTACGTCGATTGAGCCTATCGAGCCCGCACCCGACGGAATGCCCCTGTTCAATGTGCGGGTGTCTCAAACGCGCAACATGGGTTGCATTCGGGCCGCGAACGTCAATCCCAGTAATCTGTCAGTAGCGCGCGAGACGGTTAATCTGTCAGAGGCGACTTATGTTGTGGTCCGGTTGTTTCCACGGGCGCAAGAATTGATTGAGCAGGGTTTTGATCCTGAGCTGGTCGAGCGCCTCCCGACGCATTACGACCGGGGCGAAGAAGACATCGAGATGGCGCTTGATGTGGCGGGCGAGCAGGACGCCAGCGCGGGCAACGCGAACCCCAAAATGCGCCAAGTCAAGGTTCATAAGCATTGGGTGCGGACGGACGTTGAGGGCAACGGCAAGCGCCAGCTTTACCTTGTCCACACGGATGCGGACTGCAACATCATCCTGGATAAGCGCCCGGTTGAACGCATTGGCCTTGCCGCTGGAACACCCTTCATTCAAAGCCATCGCTTTTACGGGATTTCTCTTGGCGAAAAGCTGGTGGAGATCCAGAGGATCAAGACGGCCCTCCTTCGCCTAATGCTGGATTCCGGATACTTTGCGCTCAATCAGCGCGTCGAAGTCTCCGAGGATGCGTCCAGCTTCTCAACGATTGACGACATTCTGCGCAATGAGCCCGGCGCTCCGATTAGGTCACGGACGGGGCAAGCGGTGCGCCCGATATCGTCGGGGGCGTTGAATTTTGACGTGCAGATGGCCCTAGAGTACGCCTCAATCATGGGTGAGGGGCGATCGGGCGTGGTCAGGAACGCGCAAGGTCTTAACCCCGACACGCTCCACGATACAGCGAAAGGCGCTCAGGCGCTCATGACGATGGCGCAAAAGCGGATCCGCATGATTGCGCGCGTTCTGGCCGAGACGCTGGTCAAAGATTTCATGGTGAACATTCACTCTCTGGCGCGGGTGCATTCGACCCACGCTGAAAAGGTCAGGCTTTCGGGCAAGTGGGTTGATATTGACCCATCGTCCTTCGGGTCGCGGGCGGACATGCAGATTGAGGTTGGTGTAGGATCTGGCGGCAAGGAAGCCGAGCTGGCGAACATGCGCTTGCTTTTGGATTTTCAGAAACAAATCATTCAGATCCAGGGCGGCCCGGGCGGGTTGGTCTCCATGGATAATGTCTATAACCTGTTGAAAAGGTTTACGGAACGAGCCGGGTTCAAAAGCGCGGATCTGTTCTTTAGCAACCCCAGCCAAGCCGAACAGCAGCAGGCCGGGCCGCAAGGTCCGACGCCAGAACAAACAAAGATGCAAGCCGACATGGACGCCGCCAAGGCGAAGTTCGACGCTCAGACGCAGCTTGATCAGACAAAGCTTCAAACAGACATGCAGATGCAACAGATGAGGCTACAAGCCGAGCTGGAACAGGCGCGACAGAAGGCCGAGCTAGAGGGCCAGCTTGCACGCGAGAAGATGGCTCAGGAAATGCAACTGGCGCGCGAGAAGATGGCGCTGGAAGCTCAAATGGGCCGGTTAAACGCGCCTGCAACCGTTGGCGGCTTTCAGCCTGGCGGGAGACTTGACCAATGATAACCCGCATCGACCCGGAAACCATGAAAGTTCTGCGGGTATTGTTTGAGCGTATGCACGCGCGCAAGGCCGCAGATCTACTCCGGGCGGATACCCCGGAACTTGCGTGGAAGCGTTTGCTTGAGGCTCAATGCGCTTTGGCGCTTGAAACGGAACTTCAATCTTTACTTGACGATGAGCGAATTAACGCTCACTTTCCGAGGCAATAAACCATGACAGAAGCCACGCAATCGGCGGTTGCCGATCAAGCGCCCCTGACGATCGAACAGGCCGTTCAAAGAATACAAGAGCAGCGCGCAAGTCCAGTCCCCGAGGAAGAGGCGACGGAGGCTAGCGCAGCGCCAGAGCAAGAGATTGAGGAGGTCCCCCAGGCCTCCGAAAGCGAGGAGAGCGAGCCGGAGACGGCGAACGCTCAAGACGATGACGCGGAACCAGCCGAACCGGAGCAACCGGCAATCGAGCCCCCGCATTTCTGGGACAAAGAAGGCAAGGAGGCTTTCTCCAAGCTATCGCCGGACGCTCAACGTGAAGTTGTCCGATACGAGCAGCAGAGAAATGCAGCGGTTACTAGAGCACAACAGCAGGCGGCGGAAATCCGGCGTCAATATGAAGCCAAGCATCAGCAGCTTCAAAATTTGACGGACGGGTTACAAGACCGGATCTCCGAACGGGAGGGACGGCTTGAACAATGGAAAGCGTGGTTTGCCTCGGAAGAAGCGCAACTTCTGGCCCGAACGGACCCCGGTGCGTTTTTAGAGCAACAGCAACTCCGCGAGAAGGAAGTTCAGGATCACGCGGATCTTGTTACTCGCAAGCAACAGACAGAGGCCGAGATCTTCAAGCGGCATCTGGAAGAGCAAACGCAACTCCTGCCGACGATTGCGCCTGATCTGGCGGCCAATACGGCTAAGGGCGAACAACTCCGCAAGGATCTGCTCAGCTTCCTGATGGAAGAGGGGTATGAGCCCGAGGACATTCGCTGGATCCGGGCGCGTGATATGTCAATCGCCCGTGACGCGATGCTCTATCGCAAAGGCTTGCAGCTTGCGAAGTCAACGCCAGCCGCAGCGCCAAAACCGAAAGCGGGCCCCACCGCGGCTCCAACTGGGCAAGGAATGCAAGTGTCATCGTCTCAACAGCGGCTCAAACAACTTACCGGCAAGTCTGTCCTTAGCATTGAAGAGGGCATTGAGCTAAACCGGCTTAGAAGGAAGTAACATCATGGCAGTCAACGCAGGAACTCTCATTCGCAGCTCCGTTATCGGGGAGCGCGAGGACTTGGAAGATACGATCTACCGGGTTGCCCCGGAAGAAACCCCGTTTACGTCCAACATTGGCAAGACGAAGGTTAAATCTGTCCTTCACGAATGGCAAATCCAGTCCCTTGCCAACCCGGACGCTAATAACGCCCAGTACGAAGGCGACGAGATCGGCACGCATACGACCGCCACGCAACCGGCGCGCGTGTCCGTGTTTGCTCAGATCTTCCGCAAAGACGGCTCAATCTCTGGAACCGTTCAGTCCTCGGACCGCGCTGGTCGCGCCGATGAGATGGACTATCAGAAGATGATCCGCGGAATCGAGCTTCGCCGCGACATGGAAGCCCGCATGATCGGGAACTATGCTTCGGTCGCGGAAACCCCCGGCTCCGTCACCCGTAAAACTGCGGGCGCCCTTGCTTGGGTTGCGACCAATGACAGCTTGGGCTCCGGTGGATCCTCGGGCGGCTGGGCTTCGGCTGGCGTCGTCTCGGCGGCGACCAATGGCACGCAGCGCACCTTCACGGAAACCCTTCTCAAGGGCGTTCTGGTGACCGGCTTCACCAACGGCGCGAAGTACTCGCAAGCCTACATGAGCGGCACTCATAAGCAGCTCGCTTCGGCCTTCACGGGTATTGCCGACATTCGCTCGGAAGTGAAGGGCACGGGTCAGGCGACGATCTTTGGCGCCGCTGATACGTACATCAGCGACTTCGGGCCGGTGTCGTTCATCCCGCACCCTTACGGGCTTTCGCGTGATGTGCTCCTGATTGATCCGGCAGGCTGGGCGGTTGGAACTTATCGCGGCGTCACCACTGAGACGCTGGCGAAGAATGGCGACAACGATCGCTTTATGATGGTCGCTGAGAAGTCCCTTGTTGCTCGCAACGAGAAAATGGGAGCGGTAATTCGCGACCTGACCTAATACGCGGTAGAAACTAGGGCGGGGGCGTTGTGCTCCCGCC